TTATACAGGTGGTCAAACAATGAATCTGAACGCAAGTACAACATATTATTTGTGTGGTTATCTAAGTAATATAGGTGGTGGCACTAACTTATACTATAATAACTTTGATTTTAGTTTTAGTCTTAATGTAAATACCCTTACTTCAGGAGGATCTGGAGGATCAGGTGGTGCAGGAGCCAGTTATAATTCTGCTGCTGGTAGTGGTTCTTCTGGTGGTGCAGCGGGTGGCACTAACGCAGGTGCTGGAGGTGCAGGTGGTAATGGTGGTGCACTAGGTCAAGCAGGATCGAATGGTGTTAGTGGTGGCAATGGATCGGGAACAGCGATTACTTTTCCTTCTACCGCTCCAACAAATGGAACATCCGCACAATCTGGTGGTGCAGCAGGTAACTATATTAATGGCATAAGTAATGTTACACTAACAAATAATGGAACAGTAGCAGGGAACACAGTATAATGCCTATTACTAAATTAAAATTTAAACCAGGGGTTGTATCAGACATAACATCTGAAAGTAATGAAGGTGGGTATGTTGATGGTGATAAAGTAAGATTTAGATTTGGTTTTCCAGAAAAGATAGGAGGCTGGACTAAATATACTACAGAAACATTTGAAGGTTCGGCAAGACGTTTACATAACTGGGTAACATTAGATGGAGCCGATCTTTTAGGTATAGGCACACAATTAAAATATTATATTGAAGAAGGTCAAGGCTTTAATGATATTACACCTATTAGAGCCACAACTAGTGCGGGGGATGTAACCTTTTCAGCTACAAATGGTTCAACAACAATAACTGTTTCAGATCCAGCACATGGTGCTAACGAAAATGATTTCGTAACTTTCTCTGGTGCTGTGAGTTTAGGTGGTAATATAACAGCTGCCGTTCTTAATAAAGAATATAAAATTGTTTCTGTTGTAAGTTCTAATTCATATACAATTACTTCTGCCATTGCAGCCAATGCTTCTGACACAGGTAATGGTGGTGCTAGTGTTGTTGGAGCTTATCAGTTAAACACAGGTCTAGATGTGACCGTAGGTGGTACTGGTTGGGGTGCAGGACAATGGAGTGGTACAACTAATGGTGCTTTAGCTACAACTTTGAATGAAGCTCTCGATGCAAGTGAGACAGGCGTTGATGTTATTGATGAAACAGGCATGACCACAGAAGGCGATGTTATTTTAATTGATAATGAATTAATGCTTATCACAGCTTCTGCTGATGATAATACAATGACAGTGACCCGTGGACATAGTGGCACAACCGCTGCAACACATAACAACGGATCATTGGTTAGATTAGCCACAGGTAATGTTCTTCCTACAGATGACTTTGTAGGATGGGGTAGTGCAGCATCGATCACGGTTCCCGGTGCACAGATCAGATTGTGGTCACATGATAACTTTGGAGAAGATTTAATACTTAATCCAAGAGATGGTGCTATTTATTATTGGGATAGAACAAATGGTTTAAGTACGAGAGCAGTAAAGTTAAATTCTCTTGCTGGTACAAAGACAAGTGTCCCACAAAGAGCTAAACAAGTTCTTGTGTCCGACCAAGATAGGCACGTTATTGCTTTTGGGTGTGATAATTTTGGTTCTAATAACACGGATCCAGATGGTGATGGTGTACAAGATCCTTTGTTGATTAGGTTCTCGTCTCAGGAAAACCCTCTTGAATGGTTTCCAACTGCCACAAACACGGCAGGTGATCTAAGACTTGGTGGTGGATCAACCTTTGTTCAAGCTGTTGAAACAAGACAACAGTTACTTGTTTTTACAAATAAAACATTACACGCTATGAAATTTATAGGTCCTCCATTTACTTTTGGTTTGCAAGAATTATCAAAGAACATAACCATTATGAGTCCTTCTTCTGCCGTTGCGGTAGAGGATGCTGTTTACTGGATGGGGGTTGATACTTTCTATGTAACCAATGGTGGTCAAACTGTACAATTACCATGTACTGTTAAAGATAAAGTTTTTTTAGATTTTAATTTTGAAGAACGAGATAAGGTTCATGTAGGTGTTAATTCTGAGTTTAGTGAACTTTTATGGTTTTATCCAACAGCAAGTAGTTCAGAAATAGATGCTTATGTTGCTTTTAATTACACAGACAAAGTGTGGTCTCATGGAACAATGGCTCGACAAGCATGGCTTGATAGAGGTATTAGAACTTTACCTGTAGCCACTGGTGGTCAATATCTATATAATCATGAAACAGGCTATGATGATGATGGATCTGCCATGACTTCATTTATTGAATCTGCACCAATAGATATAGGTGATGGGGATAAATATGTTTCTTTAAGAGAGGTTGTACCTGATATAACTTTTAATGGATCAACAAGTTTAGATCCAAATGTAGATTTTACAATAAAGACTAAGAACTTCCCAGGAGCAAACTTTGCACAAACTGAATCTGGTAACACAGCAAGAACAGCAACTAGTCCCGTAGAACAGTTTACACAAAAATTAAACTATCGTTTACGAGGCAGATCTTTTGCTTTACGAATTGATTCGACATCATTAGGAACTAAATATAAACTTGGAACACCAAGAGTAGACATAAGAGAGGATGGAAGACGATAATGTTAGTAACCAGTATTCCTCAATATATTCAAGGTTTAACAAATGCAAAAGTTGACCTAACAACAACTGATAACACTATTTTATATACAGCACCTACTGGGGCAGAATCAAATGCCTCCGTTATTAATTCAATTTTAGTTCATGATAGCAGTAACAATGGTGATACTTTAACTGTATCCTTAACAGACAAAGACAATAATGTTTTTGAATTGTTTGAAAAAAGCGTTTCAGGACACGCTACAGAAGAAATACTAACAAGAGATTTGATATTGCAGGGTGGTGATGTCATAAAAATACAAGCGGGAAATGCAAACAGACTTGTTGTTGTCGCTAGTATACAAGAGCTAATTAAGACTAGAATCACAACAAGTGCGTTATCGCAGATATAGGATTGAATAATCAACAATTAATTGGTATTATAAGCTATGGGTATATTTAGAAACATCACCAAAACATTAAAGAAAGCTGCACCTTTAATTGGTAGTGCCATTGGTATGTATTATGGTGGTTCTTTTGGAGCAGCTCTTGGATCGGGTATCGGGTCACTTGCATCGGGAAGAAGTGCAGAAGAAGCCTTAAAAAATGCCGCACTAACTGGTGCCGCCTCTTATGCAATGGGTGGAAAGGATTTTGGTAGAAACTTCGATTTTAATAAATATGGAACGTCTGGTTCTCCTCTACGGACCATGTTCCAAGGTGCAGACACTTCTGTTACTTCTGGTGCTGTAAAATCAGCCGCCGATAAAAGTTTTCTAAGTAGCTTAATTCCAGAAAGCACAATAGGTAAAATAGCATTAGGTGGTGGTATATTAGGATTAGCTAGTGGTTTGGGTGAACAGCCACAGATAGGTAAATCTAATATGCCTGATTATTCAGAAGGAGAATATAGAGGTGGTAAGCTAACAACATTAGATGATAACGGTAATTTAGTTGAGTTTGATGGTGGAGATCCAGAACAAAGAAAAGCTTATTATGATCAATTAGCTCGAAATCAAAGAAGAAAAAAAGAGGTAGTTACGGATTACGATCAATATGGTATAATTAAAAACGAAAGACCTCGTATAATTTCTGAGGACGTCCCAATACTGCCTGACATATTTAATGCAGCAAGTGGTGGAGAAGTAACAGGCCCCGGAACAGGAACCAGTGATTCAGTTCCTGCAAGATTATCAGACGGAGAATTTGTAGTAACAGCAAAGGCTGTCCGTGGTGCAGGTGGCGGAGACAGAGATGTCGGTGCTGCAAGAATGTATGACATGATGTCACAACTAGAAAGGGTTGCATAATGGCAGATCCACAAGAAGTCAAACAAGAACAAATTGTAAGGTTAGCACCTTTTCAAGAAGAATTCTTATCTGATATTTTTAAAACAGCCAAAGATCTAACTGGTGATGGCACACAAATGCCTTATTCTGCACAACAACTGGCTGGACTTTCACAAGGGCAACAACAAGCAATCCAACAAGCAATAAGTGGTATTGGAGGATTTCAACCTTATCTTCAACAAGGTGCCTCCGCACTGGGGCAAGGTATAGGTGCTGTAGGCACTGGTTTGGGTACCATAGGTGCCGCTTTAAGTCAATTACCAGAAGCTCAACAAGCATATAGACAACAACAGCAAGCTATGTTGGATGCTCAAAGATTAGGTCAAGCAGGTGTTGGTCAAGCTCAAGCAGAGGCAGCAAGAACAGCAGGGCAAACAGAACAAGCCGTAGGTTTAGGACAGGCAGGATTAGGACAAGCTCAAGGTTTGACAAGAGATGCTATGATGCGTTCAATAATGCAGTCAATGATGGGTCAACAAGGCTTGGGTCAAGCACAAAGAATGACTGCAAGAACAGCAGGTCAAACAGAACAAGCCGTAGGTTTAGGACAGGAAGGGTTAGGACAAGCTCAAGGTTTGACAAGAGATGCTATGCTAGAATCAATGCTTGGTCAAGGACTAGGACAGGAAGGGTTAGGACAAGCTCAAGGTTTGACAAGAGATGCCATGTTAGAGTCTATGGTTGGTCAAGGACTAGGACAACAAGGATTAGGACAAGCTCAACAAATGACAGCTGGTGCTAGTTATGATTTTGATCCTACCTCTTATAGAGAGTTCATGGATCCTTATATGGAAGATATAGTTCGTCAACAATATGAAGATATTGCTGAACAAGGAGATATAGCAAAAAATAGAGCCTCTGCACAAGCTATTGGTGCTGGTGCTTTTGGAGGATCTAGAGGAGCTATTGAACAAGCTGCTATCAATCAAAATGTATTAGAGCAACAAGCCAGAACTGGTTCACAGTTAAGATCAGCTGGTTTCCAACAGGCTCAAAATCTTGCACAACAAGCTGCATCAAGACAAGCACAACAAAGACTTGCACAAGCTGGTCAATTTGGTCAACAAGCTGGTCAAGTTGGATCTTTAGGTCTACAAGGGGCTGGACAAAGAGGTCAACTTGCAGGTCAGATAGGTCAGCAAGCAGGTCAGATGGGGGCTTTAGGTCTACAAGGGGCTGGACAAAGAGGTCAACTTGCAGGTCAGATAGGTCAGCAAGCAGGTCAGATGGGAGCTTTAGGTTTACAAGGGGCACAACAAGGACTTGCTAGAGCGGGACAGTTTGGTCAATTAGCTGGTCAAGCAGGTCAGTTAGGTTTACAAGGAGCGGGTCAAGCTGGTCAATTAGCTGGTCAGATAGGGCAGCAAGCTGGTCAGATGGGAGCTTTAGGTTTACAAGGGGCACAACAAGGACTTGCTAGAGCGGGTCAGATGGGTCAATTAGCAAGTCAAGCGGGGCAGTTAGGTTTTCAAGGTGCTCAAGGCTATGGACAAGCAGCAGCAGGTCTTGGTAATCTTGCACAGTTAACTGGTCAACTAGGTCAAACAACTGGTGCTCTTGGACAAACAGCGGGTCAATTAGGTACAGCAACAGCAGGTCTTGGTCAACTAGGACAACAGATGGGTGTTCAAGATGTCAATACATTATTAGGTATTGGCGGTCTACAACAAGGTCAAGCTCAGAAAGCACTTGATATAGCAAGAGCTAATGATTTAGCAAGACAAGCTCTACCTTATCAGCAAGTTGGATTTATGTCTGATATCTTTAGAGGTGTTCCAGCATTACAGCAGACTTATTCAACAACCACGAGCCCTGGTCCAAGTACTAGCTCACAATTACTTGGCCTTGCACAAGCAGGTATAGGTGCTTATGGATTAATGAACCAAGGGAGATATGCACGATGATGGATGATCCGCTAAAAAGAAGAATGTTTGCACAGCCTGTGAGAGCCAATCAGCCTATGGGTATTCTTGCATCATCACCACAGTTAATGAATGCAGTTAAAGGGTATGCTAATGGTGGTGCAGTTAAAGGGTATCAAGCAGGTGGGTATGAAGTTGGACAAAGTATACCTTTAAATCAAATCTATGGTAGTAATATACAACCTTTGAGTTTTGATAGTCCTTTATATAAAGGAATAGGTGGTCCAAAAAGAAAGCAACAAGCAATAGAAAATCGTAGACTAAGTGAACTAGAAAAACTAAAAAAGTCTGGTTTTGATGATACTCAACCTACAATAAGTATTAGTGAAGCCCAAAAATCTCCTAGCTTTTTTCAAACACCAGAACCTGCTGTTGAGAAGATTCAAAAGAAAAAGTCAAGTGTTGTCGAAGTTGATGACTTAGATAAGGACAAATCAGGTAAAGTAAAACCAACAGTGAGTGAAAATGCACAGATACAAGAACCAGGTGCCGTGATCAATGAAACAAATGAAAAACTCACACAAACAGATAAAGAGTTAAAAGACA